GTATTAACTCCCCAAGGCGCTTTTAGCACCAGCTTTATCTTGTTTGGTCTTGGGTAGTTTATATTCCCCTTGCCCGCTGTCTTTCTTTTGTTGTTTAGCAGTTTTGCTTAAATCTTTTAAGAACCCTTTGTTAAACTCATCACCAAAATAATCTTTGTGTTTGACTTTGGTATTGCCTTTTTCTAAATCAATTTCATCCAGCAGTGCTTCGCCGGTTGGCTCTGCAGCGGCTAATATCTGCTCTTGTTCTGTGGGTTCATTTGCGCCGCGCACTCTGTAACAATTTTCATCTAATCCCATATTTTTAATTTCAACTGAAATTTCTGGGCTAGTAACTGGATATTCACAGATAACTTCAAACACTGTGACTTCCATGTTAGTTAGTTCTGGAAAATCTAGTGGGCTTTCTTGTATTGGCGTTGAGGTTAATTTTTTAACACTCATTACACCGCATCGGCCTAACCGTGCAGTTAGTCCTTCTTGAAATTTCTCAGGAAGTTCGCCAGCAACTTTTACCTTAAAACTATAGACTTTTTTGCTTTCGGTAAGATATTCTTTAAAAGTTTTCATAGTAGTATTTAGTCCTTTTGACCCAATTTCTTAAGGAGTTCGTTACGATCGGTAATTACGTACCCTACACCATTTAATACATCATTGGGATCTTCATTAGCGTCTTTGTCAATTTTATACTTTTTAAGTTGTAAATCTATAGCTTTTAATTTTTTATCAATTTTTGCAGTTTTAGCCGTAATAGCGTTGCCCATCATGCTAGCTGCGACTTCAAAAATGCGGCCGCTGTATCGTACTTCTACATTCATACCTAGATCCATTAGATCGTCATAGGCGTCTTCAGCTTTTTTAGCTAGATCGTCTAATTCTCGATCATCTAAATTATCTAATTCTTTGATCTGTGGAAGCCCTCGAGTAATTTCTTGAACTGCACGATAGCTGTCATCCAAACTACGAACCTCTTCATGCTTGGGTACTTCTACAGGCTTTTCTTCTGCAGTCTCTTCGGATTCTAAATTAAATAGTTCTTCTAATTTTTTAGTCATACTTTACTTATTTTCTTTTGCTGCCTTGATAAAAAATATCACCTTCATTAACAATTCTAAATTTAACCCCTTGTTGTTTACACCAGGATGTAGCAGCTTCCCATTTGGCCATATTTTTAACATATTGCTGTTGGTTATATTGACTTTTGCCTACATTTTCTAATTTGGTTTGGCTTAACGGTTTTACTTCTACAACTTCTGCATGTTTGGCACCGTTCTTATCATTATACATTATAAAAAAATCAGGGACATATATTGTGTGACGGCCAGTTAAGGGATCTCGGTAAGGAATCTGTATGCTTTCTGATGCCCATTTTTCAACTCCTGGATGCTCATCGAGCATTCGCATAAAAACAAATTCCCAACTACTGCGTGCCAATGGCGTCTTTTTCCCTACATACTTTGCAGGGTTTTTCATTTCAAAACGACCTTGTGCAAATTTAACCATTAGGCTGCAATATTTCTTAATTGGTTTGGTTTTATGTCGGGGGTTCGATAACCCAGAATGGATGTAGGCACACGATTGTTGTTGAGAATTTCACTGACCACTTGACTTAATTGCGTTCCTGTAAATGCCTGCAAACTATCTAAGATTTGACCAACTGGGGTTCCGTCTATTTTTGCCTGTCGTAACAGTGTCATGGTCACTGTAGTAGCGGCATCTCCATCAAACCCTTTTGATTCAAAAAACGCCTGGGTATAATTAACCTCGTTGGCATTGAACTCTAGTGCAGCTTCACCGTAGGATCCAAAATATAATTTTGTACCTGCGGCGCTGTCTTCGATAAGTTGACTTGGTAAATTAGTTGCCATATTAATCGCCGCCTAAGGTTAAATTTCTTTGAGTGGCTGTGGTAGTCGGTTCTGTAGTTGCACTTTTTGGAAATACTGCCCCAACCACTCCGCCTACTGTAGAAATTGCTGTTCCAATGTTACGAGGATTGCTGAGAATATTAATAGCTTCAGATTTCAACTGTGCCGATGATAGTTGTCTAACATTTTTGTAGGTATTAATAGCTCCTATGGCTGTGCCTAGGAATCCGCCAAAGCTGTCAAAGGCTACTCCGTTTTCTATATTTCCAAATACCTGTTCAATGCCATCTAATACTCCGCCTTCTCCGGTGAGCGTGGCAACTCCGCCGCCTGCCACAGAGATAGGGCTTGGAACAGTATCATAATGTAAAGTGGCAAACCCTTTGGGATTATTATAGCTAACCTGCCCTGCAGAATATTTCACTGCTTCGTATTCAAGACTCATAGTATTGTCATTAAATTCTGAAACAGCATAGTCCATGCTGCCGTGACTCCATGATTTAATTCTTGGATTGACCAAGGTGTAGCCTAGGAATCTTCTACGACTCATGGTATAGATGCTGACACTTTTAAAGAATGGCTCTGTGATGTCGTTGTCCATACCGTATCTAAAATTGTCTTTGGGAGTTTTGGTCGGACGTAGATGATTAGCCTCATAGGCTGCTAATGGATTTTGTCTGTCGCCAATGTAGTAACCGTAATAGATAGCCCACATGGCATTAATCACCCCGGCAGCATCATCGTGAAAGGCAAGATTTACTGGATCATAATTGATCTGTTTGTAGAGTATTTTTTTTCTGTTGTATTGATTTTTGACTACTGAGTCAAAAGTAAATTTTGGTAAATCGGCAGACTTAACAAGCAGACCAATTTCTTCTTGATGATTATTAGAAAATGCCGGGGCTCTAATAGCTGCCTTGTTTAATTCAAATCTCACATAATAGTTAAATTTGGTTCGAGGTGCCAGCCTCATAGTGTTGTCTATGAATAGACGAGTAGCATGTTGCCAGTTGGCTTGCTGTCCTTTGGGATTAAGTACTCCCTCTGCAACGCCTGTTAGAAATCTTGTAAAATAATTGGCCATAATAATATTTATGTCACAAAAAAAGCCCGAATAAATCGAGCTTTTTCTGATTACAAGTTTAATTACCCTTGTGTTGTTGAAGCGCCTGTTACTGCAGAACCAATTGTACGGCCTACTGCTGCACCAATACCACCGATTGGGCTGGTTGCTGCGGAGCCTGCTGCAAACTGTACCAAGTTATCATAGGCAATTGTTAGTGCAACTGTCATGTGTTCGTTGGTAGCATAGTTGGCATCACCGTAGTCTGCATTCTGTACAAAGCAACCATACAACTCAAATGTTTCTAGTGTTTCTGGAGTTAGTGTACCGTTACCGCCGTCTAATACTTCTAAACGCATTGTAAATTTATAATCGATACCAGAACGTGCAGAAGCTTGTTCCATAAAGTCGTATTGCTTTTGAATCTGCTGACCAACTAGTTTCTGTACTTGACCACTAGCATCATCGCGTAAAGTTAGTGTAACATTTTCTAACGAGTACTTGCCAGCAAGTTTAACTTTAGAGTTATAAACATCCAGAGTCATTTCTTCAAATGAAACTTTTGGTCTTGTAACTTCTTGTACTTGCTTGGTCAATTCGGTTGCTGCGGCAACTCCAAATCCCAACAATGTAACACGGAATCGATATTTCAACTTGGGCATCAACAGCACCTGAGTGCTGCCTGCCGCATTAGTTGTTGGAATACCAAAATTGTTTAGTGATGTAATTGCCATTTTTAAATTTCTCCTGTGTTCTTGACACGCAATGGAATGTAAATGAATTCAACAGCTTTTACAGGCTCAATAGCAATGTCTACATATAGTTCGTTGCGATCGACTCTTGATGGTGTGTTATTGCTTTCATCACAAACAACTGCAAAATCATATAGTGCTCGTAATCCCACTAATTCTAACAACAAACTTTCAACTGCTTGTTTGATTTCGTCACGTGTAATCTTATCATTAGGTTCAAAGATATATGGACGAGCAAGTTTGTTTAGCTGACTACGTAGATATACAATTAAACGTGCTACGTTGATACGATCTAATGCTGAAGCATTTCTTGCACGAGTCTTTTGACCATAAGCAATTAAACCAACACCGTTAAAGAATGGAATCGGATTAATCTTTAGATCATACAATGTATCGCGTTGTCCTTCATTGAGTGCAACGGTTTGGAATTCACCGGTCGCTGCATCAATATATCCAACTGCTGTTGCGTTGGTAATGCCACCGCGTCGTGTTCCTGCCGGAGCAAACCAAGGAAAACTTACGTTGTCGCTTAGTGTAATTGTTTTCAACATCATGTGTGATGCTGGAACAACTGCGTTAGCACCGCCTAGATCTGTGGTAAATCCGTTTGGATAATACACAGCCATATACTCGTCATAAGTAACGATTCCGTCGTCGCTGTTGTCTGTAACTAAATTAGCATTAGTTCCGTAGCTGGTTAGTGTTGTAGCATCGCTAGCTAAACGTAATGGTGTGTCGCCGATAACAAATGCTGTAACACCACGGTCGATGTTTAAATTAACCAAGTTGCTCATCAACTCTGGATATCCAGGAGCAGCAATAATGTTAAAGTTACGACGCTCTTCGTCACGAATTTCTTGACTTGTATCAACTGCACTCTTAAGAGCCTGTACAACTACCTTGCGTTGTGCATTACGACCAAATGTGCCTGATCCGTCTTCGTTGTTGCCTGAAGCGGTGACCCAACGATCTGTCCAGTAGTTTTCCATAGTTTGGCCTGAACCGCTGACAAATGCGTCACCGTTGTTAGTACCACCAGATTGGCTTGTGCGTGGATTGTCAGTAGTAGTGTCAATATATCCGTTTACATACTTTTTAACGTTGCCGCCAGAGCGACGTAGGTTCCATAGCAACATACCTTTTGGATACAGTGCTGGATCTGGTGCATCTGGATCTAGGAAGTTGCTTTGTAGTAGGTCCGCTATGGTAGATTCTGTAGTTCCAGTTGCCGATCCGCCATCGATTCTCCATCGAGCATCTGCAAACAGCACTCCATCTTCCGAAGTTTGATCTGTCTTGTCTAGTAATTCCCAACGTGCTGCTACATCTGGAATCTCTGATAAATTTCCGTTGTATCTATAGATAGTTGGGAAGTTTTCCATATCAGCTGTGCTGATCCATAAGTCGCCAGTAGCTGTGCCGTTTCTATATGGGTTAGAAGCAGCCACAATAGGTGCATAGTTAGGTCTTGTGCTGGTTGCAGCTTCAGGGAATGGTGCTGTAGAATGTCTGTAACCTACCCAAGTATTACCATTATGAACCATGATGTCTACTTCTGAATAGTTTTGATTAAACCACAATTGTCCATCTAACGGTTCATTTGTTGGAGCATCTGGAGAAGCTGCAAATCTTGGGTTTGTGGCTGCCAACGGCATCCAACCAGTAGCTAAAAAGTCATAGGATGCTGCACTGGGTGCAGCGTAAAGATTTTCTGTGCCTGACAATGTGTCTAAGCTGTATGGTGAAAAAATCTGTCCCATAACTGTGCCAACAACATCGGTGATTACAAAATCGCCGCCGGCTGTGTGAGAAATAGTTAGTCTGTTTGTAGTAGAGCTAACTGCAGTTACAGAAGCTACAATATTGGTAAATCCTGCTGCGTTAATTGCTGCTGCAATTTTATCAGCATTTTCACTGCTGTTAGTAAGCATGGCGTTAGAAGGAACATTGCTCGCCGCCAGTGTGATTGTTTTAGCTGTATCAAAATTAGCAGATCCTTTTAAAGATTCTGCAATGGTAAATGTTTTATCTCCAGGAGTTATTGTTCCTGTAGGGTTAATTACAACCGAAGTAACAGTAGTTGCTGTACGAGCTGCAATATTTCTACGCCATACTCGGAATGTAGCTGTTGCTGGACTAGCATCGAATCCTGATTCCTCATTGGCGTTGCTTTGAACAAACAGCGATTCTGCATCAATGTTTGTGCCACCGCCGCTACGATCTAAGAAAGACAATGCTGCTATTGTGGTTGCATAGATAGGTGCATCAACGCTTACCCAAGAAAGCGTAGCCGAACTCCAACGCTTGGCTCTCCAACGAGCACCGTTGTTAGGCTCTGTGGTCTTAATCCATACAGATCCCGAAGGTGCTCCACCAGTAATTCCTGGATTTTCTGTACGCTTAAATGGTGGCACGCTAGTGTGCGGACTTTGCTGCAGTCTTGGACTGTAAAATCTATTTACGGTACCAGTAATTCCAGTAACTATACTAGCCCAGCTAGTGGATCCATCGTTGATTCTTATTCCGCCTTGACTAGCAGTACTGTCAAGTGTATCAGTTGTGTATCCATCTGCATATATATAAACTTTTCCAGCTAGTGCCTGTGCATTAACACCCTGAATCGATGCTCCATTAATTGCATTAGCAATAGAAGTTGCATCGCCATTTCCTGCGATGAGAGAACCGTTAATTAGTAGATCGTAAGCAATAGAATTGCTAATTGTATTGGTTACTATTGTAGGCCAGCTGGCCTTCCACTCATTAGAACCCAATAATACCCATTCGCCGGCAGTAACTGCTGTGCCTCCGCCTGCAATTCCTCCATTACCCGGAGACTTGTAATACATTCTAGCATATTCTTCTGTTGCGCCAAATGTTCCATCACCTTCTACAGTGCGGAATACTACAGCGTAATCGCCAATCTGTCCTACAGATGGTTTTGGAGCATTTCCATCGATCTTAGATGGAAAGTCGTTGTCAGTAAGTACCAGTGGTGTTTTATTAGTAAATTTTTGACCGCCAGCTACTGTAGCTGCTTGTCCATTCCACTCTTGAATTCCCCAAGACGTTGCTTGAGTATCAACCCACCATTGACCGTTTGTTGGATTAGCTCCCGGAGCATCTGCTTTTGCTTCTAGCTGATCTAGATCAACATCGGCACGTACAATAAATGCTGCATTGCTAACTCCTAGCAAGCTGTATGCCGCTAGGATTCCGTATTCGTTTCGTTCTGATCCATGAATTGGAGTAGAGCTTGCTGTCTTTTCAAAGAACGGTACTCCAAACAGATCTACAAGATCTCGTTGGCTGGTTAGTTTAAATGCCTTGCCAGCATTGGCTTTGGTTGTTGCTGAAGCTATGCCTGTGCCAGCTCCATTGGTTTTATCTTGCGCAGTTGCTACAACGATAAGAGGAGTTGTACCAGGTTCAGCTGGTGTATAAAAACTCTCGTCGATTACCGTAACTTGTACGCCTGGTGATTGTAGTGCCATCCCATTTTCTCCTGGTAATAGTTGCTCATATTATTTAGCGGGTTAGACTAAAATTGGGCAGTTATAACACTAGATAAAGGG